AAAGAAGACGGTGGTGTTCTTTGTGTTGGAGCTAAGTGGCTCGGGGATAAAAAGTGTCACTTCTTTAGCGAATGGGAGCACGGACAGGACGGGATGCTAACAGCAACCCACGGGCTTCTTTCAGAAGCGGACGCCGTTGTGGGGTACAACTCAACGTCCTTTGACATTCCCCGTCTTAGAGGTCGGATGGTCGGCCTCAATTTGCCTCCGCTCCCTAACCTCACCGAAATCGACCTTCTTAAGACCGTTCGAAAGCTAGGATTGACCAGCGGCAAGTTGGCGTTCGTTGGACCGTTCCTCAAAATCGGTAAGAAGGTTAAGAACGCAGGATGGTCGTTGTGGATTGACGTTCTAAACGGGGACACCAAAGCACAGACGCAAATGGAAAAGTACTGTGTTGGTGACGTTCGTCTGACGGAACAAGTTTACTTGCGGCTTAAGCCTTACATGTTCAATCACCCGAACCTTGGTGACGGACACAACTGCGGTAAGTGCGGCAGCGCAAAGGTACAGTCTCGTGGGTACAGACTAACCGCTCACTACAGAGTACAACGTATTCAGTGCCAAACCTGTGGTGGGTGGGGCGAAGGAAAGAGAGAGAAGATTAGTTAGTGGACAGGGAGACTAAGCTGCGTATTGAAGACTTCTTCGAGGGATTCGAGTTGGTTGAATTCCTCCGTCTCCCCGTGGAAGAAATCATTGAACGATTTGAAGACGAAATAGAGGAAGCTCTAGATGAAATCGAAGAACTCATGGGAGTCCGAGAAAGAAATGCGGAGGAAGAAAATTGACTGCGATAGGCGACGCTCTGCTGAAAGGAAGACTAGTGAAGAAAGGTACGAAGATTATTTCTTCTGGCTCGGTAAAGACGGAGAGCGACCCGACTGGAAAGAACCCGCATGAACCCGGAGCTAAACTCGACGGCGGTAAAATTTCCATATTCCGAGGGGCTCTTGACTACTTTCCGAGAGCTATTGAAGCGGTCGCCGCAGTTTCCACTTTCGGAGCTAGAAAATACGCTTGGAAAGGATGGGAAACTGTCCCTGAAGGCATCGAGCGATATTCTGATGCCTTGGTACGACACCTTATTGCCGAGGCAAAAGGACAGATTTTGGACGCTGATAGCGGGCTTACTCACGCGGCCCACGCTGCTTGGAATGCCCTCGCAGTACTCGAACTCAAACTAAGAGAGCAGAATGACTAAATCAGTTTATATTGCTGGCCCCATGTCGGGATATCCTGAGTGGAATTATCCAGCATTCTTCGCTGCGCAAGATCGTTTGGAAGCGGAAGGGTGGAAGGTTTTCAATCCTGCTGCTAAAGACCAAGATACGTTCGAAGACAAAGAGGCGCAAGTCAGCGGTGACACAGCTCTAGCAATTAAGAACGGCACGTTCGACTTCCGCAGTGCGTACATGTGGGATATTGAGAAAGTTCTGTACGGTGACGGAATTTACATGCTGAAAGGCTGGGAGAATTCGCCGGGAGCTAGAGGAGAACATGCTGCTGCGCTTTTTACTAAGAAGAACAATCCGTCTTTTGAAATTATGTACGAATAATGCCGTATATCCCCTCGGAAGATAGAGACAAAGCCAGTCTCGGCGGAACATCTGGGGAGTTTAACTACTTGATCACCACAGCGTGTATTAAGAGAGCAGAACTCCGAGGCCACCGATACTCGGTGTACAACGACATTATTGGTGCTTTAGAGTGTGCCAAGCTTGAGATGTACCGGAGGATGGTCGCACCTTACGAAGATAAGAAGATTGAAGAGAACGGAGACGTGTATAGTGAAAACAATTAGCCGCATCTATCACAGTCGAGAAGATCGAGTTGCCGAGTTGCACAGTGACGATGAACGAGTTCAGTACGACAAAGGGGACGTTGATCGTATCACTCAAGTCATGGACGTACTTGGCGAGCACAGTGACAATCTTCTTGACGCTTTGGATGATTACTCTTTAGAGGCTTCTTCTCCTGTTGACGAAGACTCCGACAGTCGCATGGCTTACGCTCGGCGAGAGCTAATTGAGAAGTGGGCTTATTCGCAAGGCGCACTGTCCAAAGTGGCGTGGGCATTGCGGTTCGACGGCAACGTGGCGTTCGAGCGGCTGATTAACGCAATCAAGAACGGTGAAACAATCGACATGAGAGGGCTGTAATATAGAGATGGATGACTACCAAGTTTTCGTGCACAAGAGCCGGTACGCACGGTGGCGAGAGGAAGACGGACGCAGGGAGACGTGGGAAGAAACTGTAGAACGTTTGTGTCTCTATTATTGTAAGCAAGTTCCTGAAGAGTACAGTTGGGAAATAATGGAGGTCATCCAACCTGCGATAGCAGGGATGGAGATTATGCCCTCCATGCGGGCGATGATGACTGCCGGTCCAGCTCTCGACAGATGTAACGTCGGAGCGTACAACTGTGCGTATCTTCCTGTGGACAGTCCTCGTAGCTTTGACGAAGCCATGTACATTCTCATGTGTGGCACAGGCGTAGGGTACTCAGTAGAAGAAAAGTATGTCCAACAACTTCCTCGCATCACAGAACAGTTCGAAGAAACCGACACAACTATTGTCGTTGAAGATAGTAAAGAAGGATGGTGCAAGTCCTTCCGTGAACTACTTACCCTACTCATTGCTGGTAGAATCCCCCGATGGGACGTGTCGAGAGTACGACCTGCTGGTGCAAAGCTCAAGACATTTGGAGGCCGAGCTTCTGGACCCGATCCTCTTGTTCGACTTTTTGAATTCAGTGTCAAGCTCTTTAAGGGAGCAGCCGGTCGTCGTCTCACTCCCATTGAAGCACACGACCTAATGTGCATGGTCGCAGATGTTGTCGTCGTTGGTGGCGTTCGACGTTCTGCGATGATTAGCCTGTTTGATCACAACTCTGAAACCATGAACAAGGCTAAGTCTGGTGCGTGGTGGGAAACCGCCGTACACAGGCAGCTCGCTAACAACTCCGGCGTGTACAACTCCAAGCCTGAAGTTGGAGAGTTCCTTAAGGTCTGGAAAGACATTTATGACAGTAAGGCAGGAGAGCCGGGCATCTTCAATCGAGACGCTTCTAAGCGAATCGTTGAAAGACTTGGACGACGCGATCCTAACCATGAATTCGGTACTAACCCTTGCAGCGAAATCATCCTCCGACCCTTTCAGTTCTGCAACCTCACAGAAGTTGTTGTACGACCTGATGATACGTTCGAATCGCTTGGGCGCAAAGTGCGGCTGGCTTCGATCTTGGGAACAATCCAAAGTACTTTTACAAACTTCCGGTACTTGAGGAAGATTTGGAAGAACAACACTGAAGAGGAGAGGCTTCTTGGCGTCTCGCTTACTGGTATTGCTGATAATCCTGATGTTTTTAACGGGAAGATTGATCTAAATGCGCTTAAAGAAATTGCTGTCGGCACTAACATCGAGTGGGCGGATCGTCTTGGAATACCTAGGAGTGCTGCGGTTACTTGTGTCAAGCCTAGTGGTACTGTCTCTCAGTTGGTTAATAGTTCTTCAGGTATTCATCCTCGTTGGGCTCCATACTATATTAGGACAGTCAGAAACGACGTTAAGGACCCCCTTAGTCAATTTCTTATCGAAGCTGGCGTTCCATATGAGACTGACGCTAGAAATGCCTCATCTTTGGTCTTTTCCTTCCCGCAACGGGCCCCGAGTGGAAGCGTTGTTAGAACGGACATACGAGCTGTAGAATTCCTAGAAGTTTGGAAGGATTTCCAAGAAAGGTGGTGTGAGCATAAACCGTCAGTTACAATCAGCATTGCAGAAGACGAATGGCTTTCTGTGGCGGAGTGGTGTTACAGAAATTTCGATATGCTCTCTGGCGTGTCTTTCCTCCCTTTTGATCCTACGGAGTATCCGCAAGCACCGTATCAAACGATTACTGAGGAACAGTACAACGAATGGACACAAAAAATGCCGGAATCCATCGACTGGACCCGGCTTTCTGAATTTGAAAAGGAAGACTCCACAACTGGAACACAAGAACTCGCCTGCGTCGCCGGAATTTGTGAGATTTAGGGACAAGGAAACTTGGCTTCTTTACGACGCCCAACTTATGAATGACGGTGTAATCGTAAAGCAGTGTTACCCAAATGATCAGAACATTTTCTTTATGTCGTTTGACGACTTCGCCGACCGCTTTGAACCTAGTGAGGCACCCAATGATTAGCTTAAATCCTTACGTTTACCTGGGAGGAGCTGCTGCTGCGGCTCTTCTCATTCTTTCGTTTCTAGGCATGAGCCACCAAATCCACTCTTGGCACGTCAAGTATGACACGGACGAAAAGACGATTGCAATCCTACAAGACCGAATGACACAAATGGATGTCGAAGCTAAAAAGCGTCAGACGGATACTGCCACTGTTGTTACCCGTGTTGTAACTCAATCCGAACCGCCGGTAATCAAGATCATCAAGGAAGCACCAATTCCGGCAGACTGTACGACCCCGGCTATTGACGCACTAAGGACCAACACATGAAGAAACTAATTGTTCTTGCGGGTCTTGCTCTTGCGGCCTGTCACGACCATCCGGCAACCCCTGCCACACAGTACATTTACTGCGTCACTCCCGAGAAGTATTCGGAGCTGGTTAAAGCAGAACCCGCCAAAGTCGGTGGGACTCTGACGGGTGATGCTCGTAAAGATGTTAAGATCGAAGGGGCCAGTAACGTAGCACTCAGGGCTTACGCCGACGGGCTCCTAGAAGTTATCGGCACTTGTACCGGCAGTTAACCAACCCAGTCTAAGAATTCGTAACGGTCGACTTCTCCGCCGGAGGGACTACGCTGCCAGTGAGTCAACTCTTTTCGAGTCATTAGCTCGTCGTGGAGCAAGTCCAAGTAGGCTACGCTGTGATCAGGAAGGCGGACTGCCAAAATCATGTGGCCGTCTTCTTGAATCCCTTTACCGTCGTAGTCGTCGTAGTAAACGAGGACTGAAACAAGCTTAACTTCACGAAGGCCCTCAATGGTGTCCAAGTCTCCCCTGTCCTGCGCCATACTGATCAAAGACATTTTGGTCAACGCGTAGTCTTCACAGTCACCCTTGTGGTCTGCCGGGTCCTGTACGAAGAAATCAGTCATACCATAGTGGTCTTCGTCGTACTCATACTCAATGGCTCCGTTGACGTACTTGTTAATCCCAACCAATTCATCAATGATTTTGGGATCAACGTTTTTGAACTTAGCTTCTGAAACGGGGTCTGCGGGATACGAGTCTGCCAGAGAGTACCCGTTGTAAGACGTAACTACTGAATTATTTTGGGCACACGCAGGAATCGGACTAAAAGCGAAAAGACAAAAGGACACAACAGCAAGCAATTTTCGAATCATTTTAACAGTTAACTTTCGTAAAGGGCTCGCTCTGCGGCCCTGCGTTTAACAAGACCCGGTTCAACTTTGCCGTTGTCGTATTTCCAATTAGGGAATTCGGCAGCGGCTTTTTCGTATTCACCGGCTAGGTGGTATTTCAAAAGATGGGAGGTAAGGAATTGGCTCGGGCCAACGTTGAACACGAAGTCAGTGAGTGCATCAAACTGGTTTTGAGTGCAACTACCGGCGTGGAGATTTACGAAACCAGAGGCGTACTCAAGATCGTGACGGAGCAACGTATCGGCGATCTCTTGCGTGATAACCTGATTTGGTCTAACCCCGCCTGTGTGACCATAACCGATAGTCCAAACTCCACCTGTATCTTGGTATGCCTTAAGCCTACAGCCTTCGCTTTCTTCCGTAAGCTTAACTCCCGCGTCACTTACTTGCATTGGGACTATAATCCGGCATTAGAACAGCGATAGCCCCGCAGGCTACGGAGGCAATCATCAAAGGATGATACAAAGCAGAGCCAGCGGCAAAGGCGACACCCAAGCCAGCCCAAGTGCTGGCCTCCAAAAACCGGTTCTTTAGATAATTAAACGTACGCAACTTTACCTCCAAAACTTGTGCAGGAACTCAACGACCACAACTCCCGCAGCACTTAGCAGCCAAAGAATGCCTGCCCCTTTGTTCCTAAGAGCTAAGAGAGCGTCTAGCTTCTTGTCTATTTTGTCTACTTTGTCTTTTAACTCGTTAACTTGCTCTTCCACGCGAGCCAATCTTTCGCCCTGAATGTTAGTCATTCTCAATTAAACACCTTTCAAATCTGGGTCCTTAAACGGATCGTAGGTTTTAAGGTCCGGGTCCTTGAAAGGATCGTAGCCGCTAGGAACACCGGCAATGCTGCCTCGGCTGCTGGAAGTCTCCGCCCGAGGGGAGAACGTTTGCACACCGGAGCCAAACACCGCAGCAGGAACCGCAGCAACGCCTTGGGCGTTAACGTGGTAATTGCCATCGGGGTTATCTTGAAAAGCCTGTCGAATGTCTTCCTCAACCATAGGCACGAACAGGTTGACTACTTCTTTGGTAGGAGTAATCTTCTGGCCGAACCTGTCGACAGGGGCGCTAAGTAGGTCGTCTATGACACCCGCCATTGGCGATTCTTTGTTACGGGCGAAGTCAAAAAGGGCATCTACGCGCGTTTTAGACCCAAACTTTCCCGTGTTTAGGTCGTTGACGTTTCCGGTCATTGGGCTTTTACTTTGGCCCATTGCCAGAACGACGCCTAGGTGAACGTACTGCTGGTATCCACCGTAAGGATCAAACCGGGTGTTGCCAATTTTAATCTTACCAAAGTCGCTGCTTCTCGGGTCTGTCTCCACAGAGGCACCACCAAGCTTAGCTAGGCCCACGGTCGTCAAGGCAATTGCCCCCAGCTTCGCCCAGTCTTTGAGGGCTCTGTTACGAACCAGTGGGTTGAGCTGAATGTAAAACGCCGGGTTGAGCATCCGGGCACGAGAAGCAATCAGGCGAGGAGAGAAGAACGCCGCGTTCCACACTTTGTACCCCGAAGACAAAGCCCCCAAGTCGCCACGACCTGTGGCGTTGTTGATGTAAGTTGCAATGTCCTTCAATGCTTTCGGATTGTCTCTGAAATCTATTCCAGCAGCATACGCGTCTTTAACCATCGAGTCGAACGTATCGGCACGAAGCTTGTTAAGGAAAGCCGTGTACGCATACTCAGAGTGCTTAACCCACGGAGCTTTCTCCGCGAGCCTGGAAAGAAACATCTCCTCGCGGTCGTCTATGATTCGACCTACATTAGTTAGAGCCAGTCCCGCTTTGCGCATCAGAGGATACGTGTTACGGCTGGCGATTTCGTTCTGTACTACTTCGAAAGCTTCTTTGCTCTTAGCAGCTTTGAACATCGTGCCGAAAGCTTGCCAGTAAGCCTTGGTGCCAATCAGGTTGATTCCCTGACGTAGCGGAGCCGAAAGATCGCCCGAAGCCCGCAAGGCGCGGGTCAAAGCAGAGGCGTCTAGAATGTAATCTTTGAACTTCTGGTCAAACGGGCGCTTGGCTAAAAGAGCCGACATAACTTTGTCAGGGAACGCCTCACCTAGAAGACGCAGCTCGCTGTGCGTAGGCACAGAACCTCCACCGTCGTCCAGCCCGAGAATTTTCTCTAGACCGTCACGAGCGTGGATTTTGTCAAACTGGGTAAGCCTCGGCGACTCCTTAATGATGTCGTGAAGCCTGTCAACTTCTTCCGGAGTGAACTCTTTACCCACTCCTTCGAAGTCAACCTTCGGTAGCTTACCGGCGAGAGCTGACTTCTCCGCAAAGAAGCCGGAACGACCTGAGTTCATTGCAGCAGCGTTAACCGACTGCTCCAACTTCTTGGCACGAGCTGCCGTGTACTTGGCTTCCTGAGCCGAGCGAACCGGCTTAGCAGTTTTAACTGCGTTAGCCAGTTTGTCAGTCAATTCTTCGTCAGACCTGCGCTGAGCCGCACCTTCGTCCATCGTAACGTCGAGGATCGACGGCTGATCGTGTCCTTCGGGGGATTTAACAGGCGTAGGACGATTAGGGCCTTCTTGTGGAGCCGTACCAAACGAGCTAGAAGCCGCCGGGGGATTGGAGTCACGAAGTTCTTCTTTAGCCTCGTCAACTTTAGACTGCCAGAACTCCTGTACTTTACTATCTGCGTGATCAAGAGCTTTCTGGAACTCTTCAGGAGGCATCGTGAACTTACGCCCAGTACCGCCGTTCTGTCGAATTACGGCGCTGTTATAATCATCGGGCTGCCTGAACTGAGACATGTACTCTTCGTGAGCATCGTCCCAAACCTTCTGAGCCTCAGCAATGTTTTCTGGTGTATTGACGTGATTTTCTAATTGCTTATCAAACGAGGATTTACCCTCTACGTCGTTAGCAGGAACTTGCTCGGGGTAGTCTGCACCCTGACCGACAGTTCTAGCGTCAACAGCCTCAGGAGGCTTTCCGTAGTTAGGAACAGACGCATCCATCTCCTGCGCTTCGGCGGGAGTTAGAACAGACTGAGATTCATCAATGAATTGACGACCAATTTGACTTAGTTGAGTATCAAATTCTTCCTGAGAGATTTTCCCTGCCTTATGATCTTCTTCTAGCTGATCTAAAGCATCATCCCATTTAGTTCGTTGGCGGGGCTCTCCCGAACTTCTAATAGCATCAATTTGATCCTGAAGAACCTCAAAAGGGTGTCCAAATCTTCCTTGAATAACGTTATAAGGCGGAGTCTCATCTGGAGAAGTTAGAGAAGCCAGTGCGGCGTCGTCCTGCTGGTTGCCCATAATACGAGCAATGTCTTCCGGCTTCATCGGGGGAACGTAGCCACCTACGCTTCCGTTACCCCCCGTAGGGTGTCCAGTTAGAGTTCTCGGGTCGAACGGACGCCCTTCTGCGTCGATTGCAGACCAGTGAAGATGGGGACCGGTTACGTTACCAGTAGCACCGGACTTAGCAAAGGCTTCGCCAGCAGCTAGCTGATCTCCCGGCTTAACGTCGTACGAGCTAAGGTGGAAGTAACGAGTGGTCGTGCCGTCAGGGTGCTTCAACTCAACCCAGTTACCCCGCTTGGGGTCGCCACTACCCACGGCGTCCACGACACCGGCAGCAGGGGCCTTAACCGGTGTACCCACAGGAACAGCAATGTCCACACCTTGGTGGAACGTGCTGGCACCAGCCTTCGGAGCCTCTCGGGCACCAAAGCCCGAAGTGACGCGCCCTCTTACCGGAGCTGACCAGTCTGTGTTACCTAGAACCTTAGCTACCGCTTCAGGAGCACGAGCCACAGCCAATCGAGCCGCAGCGGGCGTTAGCCCACCAGCAATCATAGCCAGAATGTGCGCCACAGGGCTGTTGGGAAAAACCTGATCAGCCAGTTCTCCGGCTGCACCCGAAGCAGCGCCGCTAGCAACAGCAGCACCAGCGTGCTCTGGACCCCCTCCGATCAAAGCGTTAGCCGCCATTTCAGAAGCAGCACCGCCGTAACGTTCTACTGTGTTTCGAGCCTGTGGAACGTGCCCGTGAGTGTAATCCTGCTCAGCTTGATCGTAACTTTTGTTAACGGCCTGAGAAACAGGACCAGTCCCCGGCAAAACCATGTCCGGACGAGAGCCCGGAGCCACAAGATTCTGGGCCACAGCAGGCGCTTGTGCTGCAAGGTCACCTAAAAATCCCAAAGAGTCCGGAAGGGCATGAAGAGCCTTCTCACCTAGTGTTGCCAAGAGGTGCGTTACAGGGTCTAAATTCGTTCCGTCGCCCTGCTGCCGAAGATTCGGAGGCAGAAGATCAGGGTCTTTGAAAGGGTCGTAAGCCAAACTTGTTGATTACCTTACTTAGTAGGAAGGGGTTTGCTGGCATAGTGTTGCCAGTGTACTCCGTCCGAACTGGTGTAAACGTGCTGAACACCACCTTGAACAACAGACAAGAACTTAGCATTACCGACCGTCTTGACGATGCCGGGTCCGTACTTAGTCTGAATGATCGACGTGCTCTTCTGATTGTTCTGATGATTGGTCAGTCGCTCGTTACCCTGCTGAGTTTCAGCCTGACGACGAGCTTCTTTACTGTGAACGTCTTCAGTCTGAATGTTTAGTCTCTGTTGTCCTTGTTTAATCTTTTCCTGACCCTGAACAATCTTTTCGTCACCCTGTTTAATCGTCTGCTGACGAGCGGGATTGATAGCCTGTCCGATAGCTAGGCTAATTGTGTCAGGATCAAACTTCTCAGGAAACACGTCAGAGTAGTCTCTCCCGTACTGATTACCTACAGCAAGGATTCTCGGACGAGCTTTCTCCCAAAGGGCTTCTTGCTTGTCCGGATTGGTTTCGTTAGCAATAGCCTGAACCATTCCACCAATCTGAGGAAGCACGGCTTTGTCGATTAGAACGTTGGTAGCCGCGTCGTTCTTTTTAGCAGTAACACCCCTGTCTTGGTTTTCAAGATACTGATTGTACATTGTCCAAGCGGCACGAGGATCAATCTGCCTCATACGGGCAATTGCCGTAGTGGGGTCAGCCTGAAAACCCTGCATTAGGTCTTCTTTGTCTTTCTCTTCAATCCTGTTGTGGAAAGCGTTACGAAAGAACAAGTCACCAATGCGAGCCAGCAAACTCTCGTGAGTCGGCTGCCAACTGTCACCAGTTACAGTAATTCCCGGCTGAGAGGCGTCAGGAGCTGCTGAGTTGTCCGGCTGTGCAATCGGATTAGCAACGGTCGAACCGTCGTCCGGAGTGTACGGGTTGTTAACTACGGCAGGCTGTTGAGGGCTAGCCTGAGACATATCGGGTCCCTGTTGGACAGGAGCAGGGCCATTGGCACTCTGCCCCATAGCCTGAAGCATGGACAAAGGATTGTTAGGATCACCGTAACCCGGCATCAACGACATTGGATCGGAGTTGTCAGCAGGAGCAGGGCTCGGAGTAAAGCCCACTGCGTTAGTGACGCTTCCAACTCCTTTACCAATTGCCGAAGAGGCCGCTGAAAGTTGTTTTCCTAGTTCTCCCATTTAATTAACCTCCTGCACCGGCGGCTGCACCAGACCCGGCTCCGGGACTAAACGCCGCTAGGTCAGGTAGAAGCCCGTTTTTACTGTGTCCAGTTGAGTTTCCAGTGCCGCTGCTGCTGCTGCTGAGATTGGACGAACCACTGCCGTAACCGAAGCTCGACGAGTTGCTATTACCGGTAGACGTACCAACACTCTGGCTCTGCGAACCAGCACCAGACAGCGCCGAAGCGGAACCAAGGCCAAGCTGCGAGTAACCGAGAAGCCTGTTCATGTAATCGTCGAGATAGGACTTACCGATGTTCTGTCCGTATTGTTCCAGCGCCTTACCGGTTGCTCCGGAGTCAAACGTACCGTTACCCGCAGAAGCACCAGAAATTGCCTTCTGTCCTTGGTCAAGAATGAAGTTCATTCCTGCCGAGTTAGTGAAGGTGTCTAGAGCACTCGTCGGGTTAACAGGAGGGGTTGCAGGGGTTGGGACAGGAGCCGGAGCCGGAGTCGGCACGGGATTCGGTGTCGGAGGCGGATTGCCCCCGTGATTACCGAAGCCTACTCCTCCGTGACCAAAGCCGCCACCTAAGAAGGTTCCGCCGATACCTTGACCACCAAACAAACCACTAAGAAGAGAGGTTCGGCCACCCTGAAGCGGAGCGCCTGTTCCGCCACCGCCGGGGGTCATAACCCCACCAGTGTTCATCGGCATCACTCCGTTGGGAACTACAGTACCGCTAGTGTGGGGAACAAAAACTTCTGGACCCTTTTCACCAACCAACGTCGGCTGACCACCGCCTACTGCACCGCCACCAGCTCGTGAATTCTGGTAAAGCGTGTCACCAATTGACGTACGAGCGATACCGGGGCCTCCGCCGCCGGTACCCGAGTAACCACCTGTTACAGGAACAGACGATCCCGGTGGGGGGAACATGCCAGTGCCTGTGCCCGGAGCGGGGGTTGGAGCCGGTGTCGGTGAAGGAGCAGCAACCTGACTCTTTAGATACTGAGAAAGAAGAGTGTCAATCATGCTGCTGCCCGTACCACTAGGCGTGGGAGAAGGGGTCGGAGCAGGCATGGCAGGCATAGGACTTGAATGGCCCGAGCTACCGTACGTAGCCGTAACAGGCGGAAGACCAAGCAAAGCTCCGATCATGTTTCCACCTTGACTGACGTAACCCAACGTCGGGTTCAAAGCCGCGTTAAGCGCTCCGTACGCCTGATTGTTGCTGCCACTGACGTTGTTGGCGTTCTGATTAGACGTTGACTGCGAGCCCTGAACGTTCTGGTTCTGGGATACAGAAGTTTCTTGGCTTTGATTGGAAGACTTACTCTTTTGTGAGTTGCCTCCCATAATGAAATCACCAACACTACCCATTCACGTTTTCCTTCAAGAACTCTTCTTTCGTTGTGACAAACAGCTCGTTAAGGCCGTCTTTGTATTCAATCATTCCTAAACTTTTCATTCCAACCTGTCTTGCGGCCCACCGACTTGCCTTTAAATTCTGCCGAATAACTCCTCTGATCACTTTGGCATCGTAGTTTTCGAACAAGTTCTTAATCATTGCCTTAGCGAGATCAATCGCGTGTCGGCCCCTGTTTTTCATGTACCAGTGTACGCTGTAAACACCGGGATATTCGAAAGTGGCAATGCCTACGTTTTCCGTCCCTTCTTCTACGAACATGTGGCACTTAGGCAAAGTAATCCAAAGTTCGAGGTCTTGAATCGGAACAAAGTCTCTCAGCTCTTCCGTGACTTTTATTAGAAGAGACAGGTCTTTTACTTCTACTATCTTTATGGGACCTGTCCTCCGCCGATCTGCCCGCCTGAACCCGGAGGTGAAACGCCACCAGAGGTAGAGCCACCGCCTGAAGCAGGTGTAGTAATGTCTCCGCAATAGTGCCTACCAGCAGCCGCCCCCGGAAGAGCGGTGTTAGGATTAGTGGTAGCGTTAAACGTAACCGACCCTCCTGACCTACTGCTGTCGTCATAGTAAACATAGTACGTGGTAGAGTAAGCCAATCCAGTAATTGAAGAACCGGTTACTGACTTACTTGTTGCGTCGTTGTACTTACGAGAGTGTGTCGAAACTGTAATAGTAGCAGACGTTCCTGCGTCTGAAGCCGAAAGAATTGTACCCGGAGAAGTCCAGCTCGACGAAATGCTGTCGTTGACGTGAACTAGGTCTGCCGTGTTTTGAGCCGCCGCCGCATTCGTGTTAGCCGTTGTGGCCGTCAACTGAGCAGTTGTAGCGGTACTCTGTGCGGTATTGGCTGTGCTTTGAGCTGCCGCTGCGTTGGTAACTGCCGTATTAGCGGTACTCTGTGCGGCTGCGGCTGCTGCCTGAGCCGCTGCGATGTCTGCTACCTGCGTTTGAATGCTGTTCAAGGCATTCTCAATTGCCTGTGCAAACTGATCCCACCAGACGTGAAAAGAGTAAGAAGGCTTGCCGTTGTCATCCACGATTTGAACAGACTGCTGAAGGCGGGGGAGTACGAAAGCCACAGTTAGAAGCCTCCGTAGGGTTCGTTAGCCGAAACGTTGGAAACACGAAACGGCACAGGATCAGTAACTCGGATTTCAACGAGAAGACTAGGAACTCCAAAAGCACCTAGCGACCTCCACGTTACGTTCTGTCTGTACTTGCCACTGGCTCCAAGCGACTTCTGTTTCCACGCACTCCACTCGAAACCGCCGTCTGTAGAAGTACGAAGCTCCACAGTCGGATTAGCGTAAGTTCCAGTCAGATACGGTGTCTGTCCGGGATTGGTTCGAATGTTCACGTTGTTCAAAATCGTAGTACCTGAGCTAATTGGAAGACCGGCCCTGAACCTACGCTCTAGGATGCTTCCAAAATCTGTGTAGTCTGTTCCCCACTTAACTAATCTACCGTCAACGGAACTGCCGAAATACCCTCCTGCGTAGCAGCGAGGAATCCAGTTAGGCTGCCCGTAAGACTCCATTGTGCTCCACTGGCTGGTCTTGGGATTCATCGCCCAAGTCTCGGCGTCCAGCGTAAGAGCCAAGTACTCGTTACCGTCTAGAATGAACGTCCAAAGACGGGCTGACGTGCTGTTGGCAATTTTTTCGTCGATACCGGCGTCAGAAGCAAAGTTCGTAACATCTGTTACACAGATTTGATTTCGGTCAGTAATCCAAGCAAAAGAGCCGTTCCAAAGAGTGGCACACCCAGTGTCCCTGATGCCAACT